TTTTATTTTTTTATATAAAATTAAATTTTCTATATTGCTTAATTTTTTTTCTAAATTAGATAGTTCTTTTGAAAATGTTTCATTATCTTTTATCTTATTCTTTGCGTCTATAACAAATTTATTATTACAGCAATATTTACATTTTGGGTCATACTTGTGATTATCTAAACCTTTTTTTATTAAAATTATATTTTTTAATTTAAATTCTAATTTATATTTATTTTTTAATAAATTATTTTTAATATCTATTAAATTATTATTAAAAGAAGAATCTAAATCTTTTTTAATATTAACTAAATCTAAATCTTTTTTGATATCATTTAATCTAATTAATTCTTTTTCAATATCACAGTCTTTTATTTTATATAAATTATATATTTTATCTAAACTAATATAGTTTTTATATTTTGGTTTTGTGTTTAATAAATTATTTATTTCTTTTTCTAATTCTGTAATGCCAGATATATCATAATCTTTTTGTAAAAAATCTTCTGAACTTTTTATAGCTTTATTAATTTTTTTCAATCTTTTATCAAATGATGAATATTTACTATATTTTACTTTTTTACCTCTCAACTCTTTTAATTTATTACATAAATTATTAATTTCATCCCATAATAAATTATTATCTATTATGTTTATAGATTGTAATTCTTTTTTTAGAACATTAATATCTAATTCTGGTATACATTTATGTTTTAACAAACTATTTTTAATAGTTAATAGGTTATCTTTTAATAATGTTATGCTTCTTGTATTATTATCAAATAATAATGGTTTTAAGATTAGTTCTTTTTTTTCAAGATAGCATTTTTTATTTTCATTATTTATACTGATCTTATTTTCTTCTATATCTTTAATTTCTTCATTAATGTTATTAATATTTTCAATAATATTATTTTCATCATAAGAATTAATTTTTTCTTTTAATTCTTTTATTTTATTTTTAATATTTTTACTATCATTTTTTAAAAGTTTATGTAATTTATCATATAAGTTTAATTGAAATATTCTTGCTATAAAATCTTTTTGAGTTTTTCCAGTCATTAATAAAAAGTTATGTAAGTTATTTTGTGCCATAAAACAAGTTGTCATAAAATCATCATATGTTCCAATTAATGATAGTATAAAAGAGTTAGCATCTCTTAATGAATTTTCATAAATTGTAATATTATTTTTTATAATGGAGCATTTTAATTTTTTATTGATAATATATCTTTTAATAATATAAATATTTTGAGTATCTTTTATAACAATAGATGTTTGTAATGTAGAAGAATTTATATTAATTAAATCATTATAAGAATATGTATCTGCCCTAGAACATTTTCCAAATAAAGAAAATGTTAGTATATCAAAAAGTGCTGATTTACCAGCATTATTTTCTGCTACTATTCCATGTATATCTTTAAAATTTTCAAGACATAAAGTTTGTTTTTTTCTATAACAGAGTATATTTTCAAATTCTAATTTTATTAATTTCCACTTAACAAATGGTTTTTTTTCAAATTTTATTTTATTATTATATTTTTCTATTAATAAAAATAATTCTTTTTGTTCTTTTTCTTCTAAAATAGTTCCTTTTGTCTTTAACCAATCAATTGCATATATTTTTTGTTTTTGTATTGATAAATCAAAAGTAAAATTATCTTTATTTTCTTCTTCTTTTGTAAATGAGTTATAATTATATGTTTCTTCTATAATATTATATTTTTCTTTAATATCATTTTGAATTTTTGTTATTTTACTTTCCATACCATTACCAGTTTCTGTAATATTCCATTCTACATATAGATTTTTAGGAAAATGATTTATTGGTGTCATTAATTTTTCATCTAATATTTTTATTTTTACAAATCTATAATCATTATTAAGATGAAAATGTTTAATATTTTTTTCTTTTAAATCTAATAATACAAAACCGTGGTTTACCCAGTCTTCTTTATGATTTTTTTGGACCATAGACCCAGCATAAACAATAGTTTTTTCTTTATTTATAAATTGTGTTTTGGTAACACCACCTAATAAAGAATAATCACAATTACTAAAAGTTTTTAAAGACATTATTTTACTGGAAGAATGTTTACCACTATATAAATCATATGAACCAACCGAACCATGATAAAGACCGATATTAATTTTTTCTGTTTTAATAACAGGAAAATTATTATCAGTATAGTATGAAAAATTTATATTATTTAAAACATAATTTCCTTTCTCTGTTAAAAAGTTAATATTTTTTAATGGAATATTACCATTAGTAATAACAGCCATAATATTATTATATTTATCAAATTTTCCAGGAATTAATATTAAAGGAGCTTTTTGTGATATGTTAAAAAGAAAATTTCTTGCTAAAATTATTTGTTTTGATGTAATTCTATTTTTACTATTTAATAAATTTCCTGTTATTACTACAGCAGAATTATTTTTAATATTTTTTATAAATTCTTCAAAAATTATTTTATATTCATCATGTCTTTTATCACAGTGAATATGTATATCAGATATGTGATATACTTTTGTAATAGTATCATTACAAATACTATTTAAAATGGTTTGATTCATTTAAAAGTATTTTAAAGTGTATTAATATTAATAATAACAAATACTTATATAATTAAATTTTTTATAAATATATATATACTATTTAATAACAGATGTTAAAGAATTCTAATTATATGAAGAATGTAAAAAAACCAAGTGGTATGGATTATAAAAAAACTGGTATGTATTTAATTGCTATTGCTATGGTGGTTATAATAATTTATTTTGTAGTTTCTACTATTAGAAATCAATATAATAAAACTGTTATGGGAGAACCTTGGTTGGTTGAAAATACAAAAGATGCTTCCGATCAATTACTTGTTCCTGGAAAAGTAATTCCAAGGGCAAGTGGCGGACAATATGGTATGGAATATACATATGCTTTTTGGTTATACATTGATGAATGGGATAATAATTCAAGATTTGTTGTTACTAAACCAGACGGAACACGTGTTCCATTAAGTCATATTTTACACAAAGGAGATTCAATTGCTAATCCAAACCAAAGTCCTGGAATTTGGTTACAACAAGAAAAAAATGATTTAAGATTAGTCGTTAAGATGAATACTTTCCATAAAGTAGACCAGTGTGTTGGAGAAGCTTGTTATTTAGAAACATGTAGTATAGGAAATATTCCTATGAATAAATGGGTTCATGTAACCCTTTCTGTTATTAACAAGAATGTTGATTTATATGTTAATGGTTATCTTAAAAAGAGATGTTTATTAAACGGTATTCCTAGACAGAATGATGGACCCGTATACATAAATGCTTTTGGAGGATTTAAAGGTTTTTTATCAAGAGTTCGTTATTTTAACTATTCTCTTCCAGTATGGAAAATAGAACAAATTATGAAACAGGGACCTAGTAATTATCAGAGTCCAGATTTATCTTCAACTATTCCGCCTTATTTATCTTATGGTTGGTGGGAGCAAAAATACGGATTACCACAATAAATATATAAGGTTATAAAGATATAAATATATAAAAATTGATTATTATAATAGTATCTTATACATTAATTATCAAAAATGATATTATCAAATAATATTCAAAATACAAAAAAAACAATAAGTTTATTTTTTGTATTTATGCTAATTAATTTTATATTTTTAAAAAAAAATAGAATTGATAAAAACCAAAGTAATATAATAAATAAAAATTCTTTGAGTTTTGGAAAAGATGTTTCTATATTTGATTTATATGCTTATAATCCATCTATACATACTAAAAATTTAAAAGATATTATTACTTTTTGTGCTGGAATATATCATAAAAATTTTGATGAATTCGTTAATTGTTTTATAACTAAATTTTATCAAGAGATAAACCCCAGTCAACGAACTGTGCTGCGTGAATTAATTCCGAGTAAAAAAAATATGATGAATCCTTGCAAATTTATATTTTATAATCATGGGCATGAATTGTATGCCTGTTTTATGATTAGGTTTTACCAAGAGATAAAACCTAATCATCCAATTGTAGTTAGAGAATTAGTTCCTGGTAAAAAAAATAAAATTTTTCAACAAATGCCAGCACCAATTTCTATTGGTAATATATAATTTATTATAATAATAGATACAAAAGTATAAGATTAATAAAAACTTAGATAAATAAAATTAATTTTATTAATAATATAGTTAATAGAATGAACCAAAATGTTTGGGGAAAATGCGGATGGGTATTAATACACACGATTGCTATTAATTACCCAAATAATCCATCAAATAGTGAAAAGAAAAATATAATAGACTTTTTTACCATATTAGGAAAAGTTTTACCATGTAGGTATTGTAGGCAACATTATAAAAAGAATTTAAAAGAATTACCAATACGTGCTGATTCTAAATTAGATCTTGTTTATTGGACTATAGATTTGCACAATAGAGTTAATAAATCTTTAGGTAAAAGAATTTTATCAAGAGATGAAGCTGTTAAAAAAATAATAGCAGTATATAAAAAACATCCTTCTAATCCAGAAAATTATCAGTTAATTTATTTGGGAGTATTATCAATTCTTTTTATTACAGTTTTTTTTGTTATAAAGAAATAATTTATAAAGAATTTATAAAGAATTTAAATAATTATCTACTTGTTTGAATATTTGTATTCTTTTACTATTTACACTTTCAAGTTTATTGATAATATTATCTCTGCTAAACCATTTAATATCACTTGTTTCTGCCTTTTGATTATGACTTTTTATTTTTAAATCTACTATATTTTTCAATTCAGCGATATAATATATATGTTTATAAATAACATTATTTGAGCCAGTAAATATTTCTTCTACTGGACCAATATTTTTTATAATTCTTATATTAAATCTTTTTATGTTTGTTTCTTCACAAAACTCTCTAATAGCACAAGTTAAATCAGATTCTTTATAAAGTCTTCTTCCTTTTGGAAATCCCCATTCTGGGTCTAGTCTTTTTGATTCTGTTTGTTTTAGTAAAGATTTGATTGTTATTAATTCATCATTAATAAGAAAACCATCTATTAATTTTTGTAGGCGATTTTTAACTTTATTAAATTCATTCATTCTTGAATTTATTTTTTTACAAGTCCATAACCTTCTCCACATTTCTATTGGTTCTTTTACATTTTTTAAAAAATTTCTTTCGTCAATAGTCATATCACTTAATAATTTTTTAATGTAAGTTACATTATTAATATTATACTTTACCCTTACAAAATCTGAAAAACATAAGCTATCTTTTCTTCGTATTAATAGATATTCAAATTTTTTAATGTCTTTTATCTCATTTGTATTTAATAAACTTTTTTCCCATTCTTTTTTAGAAGTTTTTAATTTTACAGATTTTAAATCATCTTTTTTATATAAAATAATTCCCATACTTGTTATTGGATTATAACATTTTTTATATACATGTCCTATCTTTCCACAGTTACAACAGACTATATTTCTTGTATTTTTTTTAAATCTATTTTTATAATAGTTTGGTTCTATCATCTAATTATAGTTAATATAATTCTTTAAGTGTTGAAACTTAAAGAATTTTATCTTTAATAAATTATTACAAGAAGTATGTCTTCATTTGTTCCTTACCCAAAGATAGAAAACAAGAATTTTCAAAAGAAAATTTATCGCAAAAAAGAATTTCATGATACGAAACCTAAAAAATTACCAGACCCAGATAACCAAAGTAATGAAATTATGAAAAAATTATTTCCAAAGAATAAAGATTTTATTTTACAACCAGGACAAAAGTTTTTAAGAAACTTTATATCAGAGGGAACTCCATATAATGGAATAATAGTTTATCACGGAACAGGAACAGGAAAAACTTGTGCGGCAATTAGTATTGCTGAAAGATTCCACGCACGTGTTAATAAAACTGGAAAAAAAATATTATTAATTGTTGAAAAATCTATTCAAAATGAATTTTATAAAACTATTTTTAATTTTGAAAAAGAAGAAATAAAAAAACCTCGTCAGGTAGTTCAATGTACTGGTAGAACTTACAAACTTGGAAAAGACTCAAAATATTTATCAACAAAAAAGAAAGAAAGATTAATAAGAGATATGATTAAAGAAATTTATGAAATAACAGGTAGGGATACATTAAAAAATAAGATTATTAAGGAAACTGGGTGGGATGGAAATGAAGAAACATTAAATGAAATTTTTATTAAAAAAATTAATGAAATGTTTTCTAACAGAGTTATTATAGTAGATGAAGCTCATAACCGAGCTCAAACGGCAGATAAAGATAACAAGTTTCCATCTATTTTAAGAGTTATAGTTGGTAACAGTAATAATACAAAATTAGTATTAATGAGTGCTACACCGATGGTTAATAGTCCAACTGATATATTAGTTCTTTTAAATATGTTAAGATTAAATGATAATAAACCTTTTATAAAAAAGTCTGTTATTTTTAAAAAAGATGGAACATTTGTAAAAGATGGAAAGAAAATTTTAAAAGAAATTTCAAAAGGATATATTTCTTATATTCGCGGTGGAGAAACTCCAAGATTTCCATATAAAATAATATCACCAGAGTCTGTTATTACAAAACCAAAATATTTATTTAATGGTGATAAAATTCCAGAAGATGATAAAATTAAATATACAAAAGTAATAAGATGTCCTATGAGTTTGTATCATTTTAATACTTATTATCAAACATTAAAAAATGATTTAAAATCAAAAGTTGGAGGAATATTATCAGGATCAACACAAGCAAGTAATATTGTATTTCCAAGCAAATTAAAAATAGGTGATTATGGTTCTGATGGTTTTGGTTCTTCTCAATCTACAGACCATTCTTTAATAATAAAAAAAGATTCATTTGGTAATGAAATATATCAATATTCGGATTTTTCAAAAGGATTTTTATTAGAAAAAAATATACATAAATATTCTAGTAAATTTCATAAAATATTAACAAATATACTTGGATCTAATGGTATTTCATTTGTTTCATCTCAATTTGTTAAAGGTGGTATTTTACCA